TATGCAGTTACTGTACGAGGACGATCAACCAGAAGAGATATAAAATATGTGTATGTCAGCTCCAAAACCACCACCACCTAAACCAATGGTTACACCACCCCCTCCACCAGAAGCAGCTCCAGCAGAACTAGAAAACGCTGTTGACTCTAATGCTACTGGCTTAAAAAAGAAGAAGAGCGGTGCTAGAGGAATACTAGGCAGAGGCAGCTCAGGCTCTCAATATGCAGGGCAAGCCAGCGGCTCTGGGCTTTCAATTAAAAAATAGGATTTAAAGTATGCACGATTTATCTATAGCCAAACAGTATGAAAACATGACGGCTGATCGTGAATCGTTTTTATCAAGAGCGCGTAGCTGTGCTGAGTTAACCATCCCAACGCTTATGCCGTATGATGGTCACAACAATTCAACACAGTTCATAACTCCCTTCCAATCAGTAGGTGCTAGAGGTGTTAACAACCTTGCATCAAAACTACTGATGACACTGCTACCTCCTAACCAATCTTTCTTCCGTTTAACCATTGATGATTTTGATCTAACGGAACTAGGCGGTGACGCTAGAGGTAAAGCAGAGGAAGCGTTAGCTCGTATTGAACGAAGCGCGACACAGGAAGTAGAATCAAAGGCTATACGTGTTCCAACTTTTGAAGCACTGAAGCAGCTTATTGTAAGCGGTAACGTCTTGGTACACATGCCACCTAAGAGTGGGATGAAAGTATTCAGGCTAGATCGTTATGTCGTACAGCGCGACACAATGGGCAACCTACTTAAAATTATTGTAAAAGAATCTATTGCTTACGAGGCGTTACCTAAAGATGTACTAGCTGCATTGTATGAGAACCCCGATGTAAACATAGATGTCAAAGATAACAAAGAGTGTGACCTATACACTTGTATTAGACGCGAAGGTAAAAAGTTTGTAGTACATCAAGAAGTACACGACATTATTATCCCTAGCACTAAAGGTACATACACTGAAGATAAACTACCTTGGATGGCTTTACGTTTTATCGCTATCGATGGTAATGATTATGGACGTTCTTTCGTGGAAGAAGTTCACGGTGATTTAAAATCTTTAGAGGCTTTAACAGGTGCTATCGTAGAAGGCAGCGCAGCCAGTGCTAAACTTCTATTCATGGTTAGACCTAACGGTACTACCAAAGCACGTAGCATTGCTGATGCGCCTAACGGTGCAATCATCTCTGGTGCTGCTGAAGATGTTACCACGCTACAGGCACAGAAGTTTAATGACTTCCGCGTAGCACAAGAAACAATGAATACTATATCAGAACGATTGGCATTCTCATTCCTTCTTAACAGCTCTGTTCAACGTAACGCTGAGAGAGTGACAGCAGAAGAAGTACGCTTTATGGCGCAAGAACTAGAGACAGCTCTCGGTGGTATCTACTCTGTACTATCACAAGAGTTCCAACTGCCTTTGGTTAACCTCCTACTTGCTAAGATGCAGAAGGAAGGTAAGATGCCTAAGTTCCCTAAAGACACTCTCAAGCCACAGATCGTTACAGGTTTAGAAGCTCTTGGTCGCGGTCAAGACTTAAACAAACTAAACCAGTTCCTATCAATGTTGCAACCATTAGGTCCTGAAGTATTACAATCAGAATTAAACATTAGTGATTACCTTGATCGTCTTGGTGCATCCCTTGGTATTGATACACAGGGTCTTGTTAAGTCTGATGAGCAGAAACAACAAGAAGCTCAACAGCAACAAGAAATGATGCAACAACAACAGATGATGGCTATGGCAGAGAAGGGCGTTGGTCCTGCTGTTAAAGGTATGTCTGATATGGCACAACAGGAAGCGATGAACGAGGAGGGGTAGATGAGCGAATTAGAAGCTGCAAGAGATGCTTACTTAGAGTCTCATCATCCCCAAACATACTACGGTGCTAAAGCTGTACGCAAGGTTGAAGAAAGAGAAGGTGCGCTTGATCCTATTCAACGTATAGTTGTTGAACACGAAGGCTATGTCGCTGGTGTCTATAAAGATACAAAAGGTATAGAGACTTCAGGAGTAGGACAGACAGGTAAGTACATGGACATGACGTTCAAACAATCTTATGACGCTCACCTACAAGACGCTAAAAGATTTATAACCAACTACGACAGCTTAAACGAAAAGCAGCAGATGGCTATCTTATCATTAGCTTACCGAGGTGACTTACAACAAAGTCCTACATTTAGGAAACACGTAAACAACGGTGAATTTGAAAAAGCTTCTGTAGAGTTGTTAAACCACGAAGAATATAACCAACTAAAACAACAAGAAAAAGATACGGGTAGGAAGAGTGGTATAACGAAAAGACTTGAGGAAGCTTCTAAATTTATTAGAGGATAAAAGAGACTATTATGACAGATACAATGAACACACACGTTGAACAAAGCGAACCGCAAGAACAAATAGACGCGATGGTCGCTAAAGGTGAACAGATAGAAGCAAACAACCAAGGTGATGAACGCCCTGAGTGGTTGCCAGAAAAGTTTAAGACTCCAGAAGATATGGCAAGTGCGTATCAAAATTTGGAGAAAAAAATGGGAGGGGGTCAGAAAGAGGAAGAGCCTCAGACTGAAACCGCCCAAGAAGAAACAACAGATGAACAACCGTCAGGCAGTGAAGTACAAAAAGCAGTTGAAGCTGCTGGTGTAGACTTCGATGCTCTGCAAAACGAATACAACGAACAAGGTGGGTTATCAGATGACGCTTACTCTAAGTTAGCTGACGCTGGTTTCCCTCAAGATTTGGTAAACAGTTGGATTAAGGGTCAAGAGGCTCTTGCTGGCGATTACCAAAGCTCCGTCCAGAATATAGTAGGAGGAGCAGATGCCTACAGCGAAATGATTAGTTGGGCTGGCGATAACCTCAGTGAAACTGAAATCGCTGCTTATGATCGAGCTGTAGGATCAGGAGACTTAGATATGGTCAAGCTGGCTGTGTCGGGATTACAATCAAAGTATCAAGCTGCCGAAGGGTCTGACCCAGCATTAATCGCTGGACAATCTGCACCCTCGTCAGGCGGTAACTATAGCTCATGGGCAGAAGTGACCACAGCTATGAGGGACCCACGATACGCTCGTGATCCAGCATACCGTCAGTCTGTTGCGGACAAGTTAGGACGCAGCAACATACAATAGTCTCTTTATGCCCTCTTCGGAGGGCTTTTTTAACAGGAACGAAACACACGAATTAATTACCTTTGACCCTTGCGAGGACAATCTTAGCGGAAAGATTAAGTGTTAAGTGACTAAACATTAAACATTCATTTAAACATTTAACAAAAGGTAAAATATTATGGCATGGAATAGTGCAGCAAACCAAACGGATACCACTGCGGTATCACGCTCTGGTCTAATTAACGGTGGCTCGGATAAACGCGCCATCTTTCTAAAACAATTCTCTGGTGAGGTTCTAACTTCATTCGAGGAAAAAAACATTGCGATGCCTCTTCACAGAGTTCGCACAATCTCAAGCGGTAAATCTGCACAGTTCCCATCAATCGGAACTATCGGTGCTGGCTACCACACTGCTGGTCAAACCATTCTTGGTGACAGCGTAAATCACGGTGAAGTAACTGTGACTGTAGATGACTTGCTAGTGTCAAGCGCATTCGTACCTAAGATTGACGAAGCGATGCAACACTACGAAGTACGTTCTACTTACAGTGCTGAAATGGGTAACGCCCTAGCTAACGCTGCTGACAAGAACATCTTCGCTACAATTCTTAAGTCTGCTCTAAACACTGGTTCTGTTGGTGGCGATCAGAACGGTTATTGGACAAGCGCAGATTTCACTGGTCTTAATGCTGTTGACAGCGATACTGACACTGCTGGCGTACAGCCAACTGCTGGTCAAATCTCTGTAGGTTCTGCTACTACTGCCACTGGCGGTCAAGGTTTTGTAGACACAATCTTTACTGCTCTACAAAAGTTCGATGAGCATGATGTATCTGGTGAGAAGTATGTAGTAGTAACTCCAGAAACTTACTACTCATTGTTCGGTGCAGCTAATGCTCAATACATGACTAACACTGCAATGAACCAAGACATTGGTGGTAACGGTAGTGTTGCTCTAGGTAACGCACCTACTATTGGTGGCTGTAAAGTATTGATGTCTAACCACCTCCCTGTTGCGGACGGTATGGAAATTGCTAACTCAGTTAACGAGAACGGTGGCACTGCTACTGATTACAGCGCATTCAACGCTGGCTTGAAAGGTATGATCTTCACTAAAGACGCTGCTGCGACTGTTAAGTTGCTAGACCTAGGCGTTGAGTCTGAATATCAAATCGAACGTCAAGGTACGTTGATGGTTGCTAAGTACGCGATGGGACACAATGTTCTACGCGGCAAGGCTGCAATCGCAATTACTGCTTAATTGTAACTCCTTTGAGAACACCTCCTTCGGGGGGTGTTTTCTTTATTTTTTCATTGAGGTAAATATGACAACTCCAACAACAATACTGAGTGCAGTAAACTCTATGCTTTCCACCATAGGTGAAGCACCAGTGAACTCCCTTTCATCAGGACTAGTAGACGCTGAGACTGCTGAAACCGTACTCAATGAAGTTTCAAGAGATGTTCAGTCATTGGGCTGGAACTTCAACTCCGAATCAAATTTTACCGTTGCTGCCGATAACGATGGCAACGTGGTACTCCCTACAGAGGTCGTAAGAGCTGATCCTGTATCAAAGTACCGTAGCTCTAAGAACGAATACGTACAACGTGGAAATAAAATGTACGACAAAGTAAACCACACCTTTAACATAGGTAAAGCCCTAAAGCTTAATGTGGTTGTCCTTTTAGCTTTCGATCAGCTACCAGAAGTAGCTAGACGATTTATCACAGTAAAAGCCTCACGCCTCTTTCAAGAGAGAGTCGTAGGTAGCGATACTTTATCAACGATGAACAGAGCTGATGAAGAACAAGCGTTCCTTGCCCTGAAAGAAATGGAAGGGGATAACGGGGACTATAACATATTTGACGATTACGGCACAGCTAGTGTCCTTGATCGTACTATTGGCACAAAGGTGATACGTAATGGCACTAGTTTCTAAGAACATACCTAACCTCATTAACGGGGTTAGCCAACAGCCCGCAGCTCTACGATTGGAGAGTCAGGGAGAAGTACAGGAAAACGGTTTCTCAGATGTGGTTGATGGTCTTAAGAAACGCCCACCTACAAAGTTTTTAAAGGCGTTGGTACGTACTTCAGGTCAATGGGGTCAAGCAGGTCAAGAAGCAACTTTTAATTTAAGCGACTCCACCACTACGGTACAAACATCCAACGTTTTAGATAACGCTTTTTATCACACCTATAAGAGAAGCGATGACGAACAGTATTTAGTTGTTATTACGATACCGCCTATTATTTATCATGCTAATACAACCGCTACTATTTTTGTTTACGATATTCACGGCAACCTCCGCTATGAATCAGGAGCGGGCAGTTGGTTAGCAGACGGTACTTTTATAACTGGTTCTGAAAAT